TATCCTTTGCCCTTAACAACAGTATAAGGTTTTTGGAGAAAGATGTAATAAAGTCTTTGCTTTATTATGAAATTAATTTTAATATAAATATGGAGAGTCGAAATGGATAATAGCACTAAGAAAGCATTATGGATTGGTGAGGAGTTGCACAAAGATATAAAAATCTTTGCAATCCAAGAAAATCTAACTATAGAGCAAGCAACGCAAATGCTAATTAAACTTGGCATGGTTTCTTATGAATCTGAGAAAGACAATGACACAGTATAGTGATCGTGTCGAAATGCAGAGATTAAAACTAAACAAAGAAAAAGATGAATGGTATATCCATGTAAACAATGGTGCTGGTTATACCGAAGTAAAACAAGGTAGCACATTAACAATTACCTACCATGCTACTGGCAAAAAGGAGATTATTATAGATGCCAATTAACAGTAGAAATAAGGGTGCTGCTTTTGAAAGAGAGATATGTAAAAAGATTAATACTTATCTTGAATCTAAAGGTAGCACCAAGACTGTTAAAAGAAACCTAGATCAATATCAAACTAAAGGAATGGCTGATATTTACTGGGGTAACTTGGCAATAGAATGTAAGCGATATAAGGGTAATAGGCGTTCAGATGTATTCAAAAACAACTGGTGGAATCAAGCAGTTGAGAGTGCTAACGATAACCTAATCCCTATATTAATTTATAAATACGATAGAAGACCAATATACATTGTGATTCCTAACTACCTAATAGGTGAGTCTAAGGAAAAGAACTGGCAACAGTTCTCAATGTTACCGCTATCAGATATATGTGAGAGGTTAGATGAAGTCGTACAAAAGGCAAATGGACTTACATAGTTATTTGCTTGAGGAAGACTTTGAAGAGTTTTGTAGGCTTTCCTACAATAAAATCCAAACCGCTTGTGAGTTCTTAGGAATAATCAACGATGAGGATTATGAGGGTTTTAAGGAGAGATGTTATTCCCAACTTGAAACTGATTATATAAACAGTATCGAGAACTTAACGATACATTAACTATAGGAGTATAGTATATGAACGATATATTAGGTGGTATGAGTAATACCGATAATAAACAGCAAATTTACTTAGGATTTAAGACAAGAGATCAGAAGTTTTATGCTAATGGTGAAACTGAGGTAGATGTTACCTACCTACAACTTGATATGGATACTTTCAAATCAGGTTGGGGTAGATACACTAAATCCGATGGTTTTGAATATAAGTGGGACAACAAATTTACTGTTGTAGACCCTAAACCTGCTGATGATTGGCGTAGAGCCTTTTCAGCATGGGTAATGCCACATGGTGCTGAACATCCTTATCTATGGCAAAGTTTTTCTTTTGCTGAATCTAGTGCTTTTAATAATATATTAGGACTATTTTGGGATGATAAGGCAAATCATGCAGGCAAATTACCAGTTGTTGAATACAAAGGCTCAAAGCATATTCAGGTAGGTATGGGTACTTCATCTGAGTTGTCTTTTACATTTGCCAAATGGGGTGATAGAGGTTTTAACGTACCTGATTGGTATATTGACCCTGATGCACCAGTTGATAATGATGATGGCTTTGTTTCTCCTAATGAGGGACTGGCAGATAAAGTAGCTGAAATGGTAGCTAAGACCGAACTTAGCGATGATGATATTCCATTTTAGATGTCAAACGTAGATTGGCAGAGAATAGCACCTGAAGTTGCAAAACAGCTTTTAGGTGAACCAAGTAGTACCACATCGAAAGAACTTCGGTGGGGTACTCATGGCTCTATGACTCTTAACTTGACCGAAGGCACATGGTATGACTTTGAAAATCAAGTGGGTGGCGGAATCATAGACTTAATTAAATATCGCAATCAAGATGTAGCCACCATTTTAAAAAGTTTCGGTTACGACCAAGCATTGCCCTCTGACTCCTTACTCAGCGTTAGTGGACTCCCCCAAAATAGCACTAACAAGGGTAATGCAAGGTCTTTTAGTAAAGTCCAAATGAGGGAGCTTTATTCTCAAGCAATAGTAAAAGTGCAGTATTCTACTAATTTTTGGGTTATGAGGTTTCCTGATGGACATCCCATCAAACAAAAGTATGCACCCTTTAGTATGAATCTTGATGGTTCTTGGTCATTAAAAAGACCTGAAGGCAAATTGCCAATTTACTTTACAAATAAAGCAGATGATAAGCCAATCATCATTAATGAAGGTGAGAAGGCTATGAGAGGTGCAGAAGCCATTTATGATGGTGATGTATGCACATGGCATGGTGGAGTCAACAGTTGGGAGAAGGCTGACTGGAGTCCTATCTATGGTAGAGAGGTTTGGATATGGCCTGATAATGATGAAGCTGGTAAAAAGTGTGCTGAGTCAATTCATAAGTATCTAAAGAAAAAAGGCTGTGTTGTTAGTGTTATAGCACCACCTGAAAGTTTTGCAGAAAAAGATGATCTTTGGGATGCTTATGAATCGGGTTATTTTAAGAACACAAAAGAGCTAGAGGATTATGCTTTAGATAATAAGTTATATCTTGGTGGCAATGAGTTTGAGTTCTTGTCTTATGATGAAATGGAAGCTAACGATAGACCGCCTGAGTGGCTGATTGATAAGATTGCAGAAAAAGAGACTGTAGTATCTATTTACGCTGAACCTAAAGCTGGTAAGAGCTTTGTAGGCATATCAATGATGCTTTCTATTGCTACTGGTGCTGAATGGTATGGTTATTCTACTGAAGAGTCAGGAGTCTTATATTTTTGTGGAGAGGGTGAAAAATCTATATTCAAAAGAATACTTGCATGGGAAAAGCATTTTGAGAAACCACTGAGAGGTAAAAATTTTAAAGTAAGTAATAGACCTGCAAGAATATTAGATGATGAGGATTACGAGGATGTATTAGCTAAAGCACATCAAGCTAAAAAGGAATTCGGCAAATTAGGTTTAATAGTTATTGATACTCTGCAAAGAAACTTCGGTTCAGGTGATGAGAACAGCACTTCTGATATGAACCTCTTTATACAAAGAATAGATAGATTAAAGTTTGAGACTGGTGCTTGTATTATGCTTATACACCACACAGGACACGCTGGAAGCAAATCTAATGGTGTAAGAAGAGGTAGGGGTTCTAGTGTATTACCTGCTTCTGTGGACTCTGAGTTCTTCATAGAGAGGGATGATAGGGATAACTATGATGGCACTCTAGGTCTTGAAGAGAAAGTTATGTATGTGAAGATGAGTCAGACTCTTAATAAAGAGGATATGAACATGCCATCTATGAACTTTAGAATGGATACAGTTAAGAATCTAGGTAAGAAGAAGGACAAGAAATCTGCTGTGCTTGTTAAGGTTGAGGAAGAGGACATGCCTATAAAGAATACTGATAATGTTGTTTCTGCTAAACAAAAGCCAGTTTTAGATGCATTAAAAGAATTGCCAAAGATAGATAATCCTGAAAATCCTCAAGATGTACTTTATATGCCATCAACTCTTTTTGGTAGGATTATGGATGGTAAAGCTGTTATGAAAAAAGACGCTATAGATGATAGGCTGGGTGAGTTGGTGAATAAAAATTTAGTCAAACATTTACCATATAAAGGATATCAGCATATAGATTACAGCAAAACAGAGTCTGATTATGATAAATAGTTTGGGTGTTAGTTTGGGTGTAGCTTGGGTATTTTTGGGTGAACTTGGGTGTAAATCATTAAATAGTTTGGGTGGGGTGGGGTGTGTTCCTTTAGGAACACCCAAGCACCCAAATTATGATTGCCCACTTTAGGTGTTAAATTATGAAATCTTATTTAGATAAAGCATTAGAAAGCAAATTAAAAGAGTTAAGAGCTTTTGAGCTTGAGACTTATGAAAGGTGGGGTAGTAGGAGAAGAATCTTTAAAATGGTCGGGGTGAAGTTTGAGATTAAGTTTTGTAGAGGAGAGCAAATGTTAAAAGATTCTTTACAAGATGATTCGCCAAGAAAAAAGATGCAAATGGTAGAAATGATGATTAGAGCTTTTGATGCTCTAAATAGGAAATGCGAGGAATCAGGTTATACAAGAATACAACCAAGCACTAGATGTTTTAACTTTGACAAAAAAACAGCTTTGATTTGTGATACAGATGAAGAGAAGCCTATTCTTGTAAAAATTCATAAAGATGAAAAAGATATGATGATATTTAGTATCGAAGAGTTATTGAGATGTATTCCAAAAGATTTTATGAAAGCAAAGCAAATTCTATCTAAGTTAGATAAGTCGGTTAATTTTAAGAGGATAAGTTATGACTAAATGGCATGGTGGCAAAGGCAGTAAAAGGAGAAAAGAAGATAAAAAGAAAATAGATGCAAATTGGGACAAGATATTCAAAAATGCAAAAACAAATAAACGACCTAAGAAAGGGAAAACAGACTGAGAACAAATTAATTTATTTGCTTGAATCTTCAGGAAGAAAGGTAGTTAAGGCAAATTTATCACAGGATATGTATGATCATGTTGATATGTTTGTTAATGATGTGCCTATAGATGTCAAAGGCAATAGATATGCAAATTGTATTTGGCTGGAACTTACAAATGTAAATGGCAAGGATGGTTGGCTAAAAGGCAAATCTAAATACATTGTGATGGATGTAATAGATATGAATTCTTTTCTTGTCTTTAAAACTAAAGACTTGCTAGAATATTGTAATAACATAGTGCAAATCGCAAATAGTAAAAACGATTACAATATGCTTTACACAAGATATGGAAGAAAAGATCAAATAATAAAAGTACGATACAGTGACATTAAACATTTACAAAAAGGAAAATTAACTTATGCCTATTAAACTTAAAAAAAGTCAAACAATAAGAGATAAGGCTACAGGCAAATTTGTTACAGAACATTATTATTTAAAAAGCATGACAATACAGGAACTCAATGACTATATTGAATCATCAAGTGCAAAGAAAAAGATCATACAAAAATGCAAAAATGAAATAGCAAGGAGAAATAAATGAACTGTTGGCATTGTGGAGAAAATTTAATTTGGGGTGGAGATCACGATATAGAAGATGAAAATGAAGATTATTCTATGGTTACAAATCTTTCATGTTCCTGTGGAGTTTTTGTAGAAGTGTATCTACCAAAGGAATGCAAATTTAATAAATGCAAATAGGCAAATTGTTAGATAGGTTTTTAGAGTGGTCTTTTCAAAGAAAGGCAAATTTATTATTTAAAAGGAGAGATAAAATGAGTATAGACAATATAACACCGCAAGAATGGGATAGTGTAAGGCAAATCAAAAAGGCAAATCACGACCCTGTAAATAGACCAAGTCATTATAATCAAGGCAAATTTGAATGTATTGAATACATAAAGCAACAACTAGGCAAAGAGTTTCCTAGCTACCTAGAAGGTTCGGCTATTAAATACATTCACAGGCATAAAGACAAAAATGCAAATATCCAAGATTTAGAAAAGGCAAAATGGTATATTAATAAGTTGATAGAACATTATGAGAATCTTTAATGGCTGATAAAAAGCAAATTGACATTTCAAATCTCAAAAGGCAAATCGATAAAGGCAAATCGCTAAACGAGGTTTCTGTATCTTTAGGTAAAAGCAAATCGACAATTCTAAAGGTAGCTAATGAGAATGGATTAAAGTTTGAGAATAAAAGCTATTGGGCAAATTTATAATTAAGGCAAATTTAATATAGGCAAATATGGATATAAGAATAAAAACTAATCTCAAAGACTTGCAAAAGAAAATGCAAATCGTTGAGAAAAAAGTATTCTTAAAAAGCATGTCAGAAGGGATAAATATGACTGCTGAAAAAGTTGCAAAGGCAAATAACGATAAGTTAAAACAAAAACTTAACAAACCTATGAAAACAAGTGTGACTGCTGTTGCAGTTAGTAGATACGCCAAACCAAAAACAAACCAACTTACCGCACAAATTATAGTTAAAGATTATGCTGAGAAATTTTTAAAATACATTTATACAGGCGATGATGAACATGCAAGGCGTGAGAAATACCCATCACCTACAAGAGATGGTTTACCTTTTGCTGGCGTTACAGGTAATATTCAAAAACTTAAAAGCAATACTAGTAAAGGTGGAGAGGGTACAGGTTTATTAAAAAGAATAGATAAAACACAAAGAAATGACCGAGCAAATACTCGTTTCATGGGAAAGCCTAAAGGTAAAGGTTCGGGTACTTATGGTATATGGCAAAGAACAGGCAGAAAGGGTAGAGGTGGCCTTAAATTGCTTGTTGCCTTTACTCCATTTATTAAGCATAAAAAACTTATTGATTTTCACAAATTGTCTATTAAGGTTGTAAAAAATAATCTCTATAAAGAGATCAATAAAGAAGCAATTAAAAGAATGAAGAGAGCATTAAGATAAAGGCAAATTTACCATTAAGGCAAATTTACCTTTACCGCAAATTTAGTCTATTACTAAACCCATCAACGAATTATCTTTAAATGTAAATAATCTCACCCAATTATTACAATCTGTTTCTCTATATTTTCCGCATTCTGTAGGATATACAGGATATATAGCACAAACTGTATCAGTTCTTGGTTTGTCCATATAATCATCAAAGCAATCAATATCAAAAAACTTTCCATTTATCTCAATTTCAGTCCATGTTTGCTCACCCTCTATATGACCATCGTTTTTATTAAAATCTCTAAATATTTCAATAGCTATGTCTTTGGCTGTTTTAAGTTCTTTTGCGGTTATCCAATCATTCATAAAATTCACCTGTTAATCTTGTTCTAATATGATTTTTAGTCCATTTAAAATCTTCCAAGCAATAGCCTTGTTCACATTCTCCAAAAGTGTCATATAGGTTATATTGCATAACTTCATTTGGATTATATGTAAAAAGTACAAATAAATATTTACCTACTCTTTTACATTTAATGATTTCTGATACATCCATCATTTGCCCTCTATTTCCTAGCCATTGTATTGCTTCATTTTTACTCATCACTCCACTCCTCAAACTGCAAATTGTATTTAGCACAAAATCCCTCAAAAGATAAATAGTCTTTTTGTGTATAACTATAATTATCACCCACCCAACAAATAAATTTCATTTGGTCTAAGTAGATGCAAATTCTCTTTTTATAATCATTAGTTGTAACCTCAACGTACTCTTTACCAGTACATGAGACATTACCACCAGTAAGGCAAATCATGTCACTTATAAACCAAGCATTGAATTCGCCTTTATGATCACCCATATATTTATCATCAAATCCTTTTTCATATAATTTATTCTCCATTCTTACTCTCCTGTGCTTCTTTATCAGTTTGATAAATATTGCAATCATCACATTTCTGTATTTCTTGCACTTCTTTTTTTGTGTTGAATGTATCTATCCACCCAACACCATTACATAAATCGCATGTCATTCTTGCACCTCCTGTAATTTATTTAATGTTTCTTTTGCTTCTTGATAAAAATGCAAATCGTTAGGCATACAAGTTGCTATACCTTCTGCATAATCACAATTAAAACAATGATCTATAGACTTGCTTTTATCTTGTATGTTTCTATTAAAATTAATATCTGCACTTCCACAACTGGCACAGACTTCTATGCCTTCCTCTACTATTTCCATATATGAATAATTACTCATTCTTACACCTCCTCTAAAATTTCATCTATTGTTGTATGGTTCTCGTGTGGTTTATTTTTTACGCTTCTTAACTCATAGATATATTCATGGTTAATATAGTCGTATTTTTTATAAACATTTAGATGCTTGTTGCTTTTCCCATACTTCCTAATGAGTTCGGCTCTTGTATAGTCTTTATATGTCATGTTATTTAACTCCTTACTTTTATTTAACATACACATAGTATATATAAATATATATTAGTATGCAATACCTAAATGCAAATTTATTTTTACCGCAAATTTAGTTAAGGCAAATTTACTTTTGATGCAAATTTAGTTAAGGCAAATTTAGTTAAGGCAAATTTATATTTGATGCAAATTTATATTCAAGGCAAATTTATATTCAAGGCAAATTTACTTTTGATGCAAATTTAGTTAAGGCAAATTTATATTTGAGAAAAAAATAACATAGGCCACCAAAACAAAAGAACAGGAACAACAACAAGAACAACAAGAGGAACAACTAAAAGCATTGTAAGGCTTTGTATTGATCTATTAATGTATATTAGTAGTAATGCATTAAAAGATTATTAGAAAGGCTTAGAAGGGCTTAGAATCATTTGCAAATTAGATCTAATTATTAAGGGCAAAAAAAAGGCGGTAAGAATACCGCCTTTGATTAAGTAAAATATTTTTTTACTTTCCTAATATTTCCCCTGTTGCTTCTCTAAATTTTACTTCATTAAATTTACTATTATCTGTTTTAAGATAATCGCAAAGATCATGCAAAAAATCTCCATAACCTATGACATGCATAGGATTATTGCGAACATTTGCAAGGCGCATATTCTTTTTTATTATCTCAGCTAATTTAATATAATCTTTTCTACTCATCGTTTATTTCTCCCTTAATATTTTTGGTTTATGTCCTTGTTTCTCAAGTCTAGCAAATTTGTTTTTAATATCTTTTAATGACTTGCTCACCATTACGAGCCAATTATCCCTAGTAATTATTTTATATTTCATCTTACGCCACCCCTTGTGCATTGTTTATAAATAGATAATCGTTGACTATCTCCTCGCCAATTATGTACGCATACATATTAACAACCGCTTCAGGGCTAGATAAATCAGTATGCACATCGCCAAAATGCCAATTCTCATATTCTTTAATAAAGCCAATAATATTAAATGCTTGATCACCTAGCCATTGCGTAGCCTTATGAGATCCAATAATAAAATAATCAGTATTAAAGCAATTATGATGCAAATCATCTTGCCATGTATCTGATTCAAATTCTTTGTGATAATCAAGATTATCATTTAGATAATCTTGAAAGTATTGCTCTATTTCTTTTCTTTTGTAGTCCATGTTATTTCTCTCCTTTGTTGCTGTTGTTTTTCTTATAGTCAGGATGTCCCGCTATTGGTTTGGGTTTACCAAAGCCAATTATCTTAATTGGTGGCAATGTGTTTTCCTTTACGTTTGTATTCATAATATTACTCTCCTTTAATAGTACCCATTACAGCAACTGTATATATATATAGTATGTTGGTAATTGGGTATTGTGTTTTCATATCCCTATTATACTAATATATTTATATATATTGCAAGTATTAATTAAATAAATATTTAATTCTTTTTTAATACCTTTATAAATTTCATGAATAGTAGTTCTCTATTTATTTATCTACATTTTTTCTAATATTTAATGGTCTTTTTCTCATGTCCTCGCTATCCCTTTATATATAAGGCTTTCAGGCCGTAGGTTCTTTTAGCCGTACTCGTACGCAGGTTGC